AGCGTTATTTTGCGGATCCAGTTGTACATTTAAGTCATTGATTTTAAAGGAGATTTCCATGTCAAACCCAAGAAAGTTAGATGCACTAAAAAAACTCGAAGGAACACTCAAGAAAAGCAGGGAGGTCGAGTCAATACCGCTGCCAACTGTTGCAGCACTTCCGCAGCCGCCAGAGTGGCTTAGAAACCGCCACGCAATCACAGAGTGGTATAGACTCACGCCGATTTTGTTCCGCGTTGGTGTGTTAACAGAGGCGGGAATCCCTGCATTAGCTGTGCTATGTGCAGTCCACGGCAGTATAGTTTCCGCGTTTGATGGTGGAGAAGTTCCAAGCGCAGCAGAACTTGCGCAATACAGAAACTTGATTAATGATTTCGGCCTGACGCCAGTAGCACAAACAAAAGTAAAAGCTCCAAAAGACCCGGGGGAGGGTGCAAATAATGTCTTCACAAATCACTCACGACTTCGTGAGCGTAGCAATTGATTATGCAAAAAGTAATTTGCTAGACGAAAACAAAAGAGTTGGTAAGTGGATAAAGCTAGCAAGCAAAAGGTTTTTGGATGATTTAGAAAAATGCAAGAACAAAGAGGTTGATTATTTTTTTAGCGAAGATCATGCGAATGATGTTTGTTATTTTGCATCTAACTTGCCGCACGCGGAGGGTAATTGGAGCACGCGAAATATCGTGCTCCATGAGTCGCACATTTTTTTCTTAGTTCAACTGTTTGGATTTAGAAAACATGATTTAACCAGACGCTTCACAACAGCACTATTTGCGGTCGCTAGAAAGAACGCGAAGAGCACGCTGGCTGCAATAATTTTGCTTTACTGCATGACGAGCGAAGGAGAGAATAGCCCGCAGGTTATTACAGCAGCAACGACGGGACAGCAAGCGCGTATCATATTTAACATTGCAAAACGTATGGTTGATATGACGCCCGATTTTAAATCGGCTTTCTCAGTTAAGACATTCGCTAACTCTATCGTGTGTTATCAAAACGCAGGATCATTTAAGCCGATCAACTCTAAAGCAAGTACGCAGGACGGATTGAACCCAAGCTGTGTTGGCATCGATGAGATACACGCGCACAAAGATCATTCGTTGATTAACGTTTTGAAGTCAGCGGCGGGGGCGAGAAACAATCCTCTGTTTTTATATACAACAACAGAGGGCTATGACAGCCCAGGGCCGTGGGGCGAGATGCGGAAGTTTGCAAAACAATTGCTAGAAGATACGGTGCAAGCTGAGCATTACTTAGTTTTGTACTATGCGATTGACGAAGAAGACAGCGAGTTTGACGAAACCGCATGGGTCAAAGCTAATCCGCTGTCAGACGTTAACCCGCTTTTAATTAAAGAGATTGCGAAAGAGTCGCTCGAAGCAAAACAAATGCCTGGCAAGCGTGCGGAATTTTTAATCAAGCGTTGCAATAGACCGTCGTCGTCAGATAAATCAGAGATTGATTTGCAGAAATGGAACCAATGCGAAGGGGAAGTTAATTTAGATTTTCTAAAAAATCATAGGTGCTATGGTGCGCTCGATCTATCTAGCACTCGTGATATGTCATCGTTCAGCTTGCTATGGTTAGTTGACGGAAAATTTTATACAAAAGTTTGGTACTGGGTACCATCACATCAAGTTTGGCAAAGGACAGAACGCGGCTCGATAACATACGAAGCATGGGTAAATGCAGGTTTGATTAAGCAGTTACCGGGAGAAATTATTAACTCAGAATATATTAAAAATGACTTACTCGATTTGATTAAATCATATAAAATACAAGCAATTGCTTTCGACCCGTGGAATGCGAACGACATTATAAATCACATGATAGATGCCGGAATAAATATGATTCAGTACATACAAGGTGGCAAGTCATATGCACCGGCATTCAATGCGCTTGAGAAGAGCTACTTATCAAAGTCATTAGTACACGATGGCAACCCCGTGCTTGCGTGGAATGCAAGCAACTTAATTGCTAGGGTTGACGCAAACATGAATCGTGCACCGGATCGTAAGCGAAGCACGGACAAGATCGACGGCATAGTATGTTTGCTTATGTGCTTCGGGCTTTGGGTTAGTAACGAACACACGTCTATCTACGAGACAGAGGAATTATTAGTCTTATGAAAATCATGGATAGAATTTTTGGGAGAAACGAAGCCAGAGAGCCGGAGACTAGAAGTCTAGAAAATCCATCTGTTGACACAGTGCGTTCGCTTGTTGGAGACATTGGATACGGCAACAACAATTCAATAAGAGTTAATCAAAATAACGCGCTCACTTCTTCGGTTGTGTATACCTGCATTCGAGTGCTAGCCGAGGAATTTGCAGCGCTACCGTTCAATGTTTACAAAAGAATTGATGGCGGTGGAAAGATTGTTGATAGAACGCATAAGCTTTATAAGACGTTGCATATATCGCCGAACATTTATTCGACAAGTTATGTTTTCCGTGAGTTGATGATTGTTCAATCTTGCATATTTAATAAAGCTGTCGCGTTGATTTATCGAGACGGGTCTAGAACTTCTCTGATTAATATCCATCCCGAGTTAGTAAAGATTGAATACATCGATGGGCAGAAAAAGTTTTTGATAAAAAACCAAAGCGCAGGTTATGACGTATTCGATGACAGCGAAATAATTTATATACCTGGGCTATCTCTCGACGGTAATAAGACTATCTCACCAGTTTTAGAGGCCGGGCGCAAAGCGATATCTCTCGCTTTGGAAACGCAGGAATATACAAGCACGTTCTTCTCGAATGGGGCGCGTCCAAGCGGTTTGCTTACAACTAAGACACCTCTTAGCGCCGAAGGTAGATTGCGTATTAAGGAAGCATGGGAGAAAGCGCAGGGCGGCTTAAGCAATACTTATAAAACCGCAGTACTCGATAGCGAGTTAAGCTATCAATCATTAAGCACTGATGCGGATAAGTCACAGCTAATTGAAACCAGAAGGTTTCAGGTTGAGGACATTTGCCGGTTCTTTCGAATCCCTCCGGTGTTTGCTGGCGACTATAGCCGCTCAACTTATGCGAACGTTGAGCAGCAAGATTTGCACTTTTCTAAACATTGCATACTTCCGCTTACTGTCAAGTTCGAACAAGAATTTAATAGAAAATTATTTAACGATGACGAAGAATCTTTTTGCGAATTTAACTTAGACGGTTTGCAGCGCGGGGATTTTGAAACAAGAATAAATGGCTTTGCGCGTGGCATACAAACTTCTATATTTACGCCGAACGAAGTTCGCTCAATGATGAACATGCCGCCAATGGAAGGCGGAGATAAGCTTTACATTCAAGGCGCAACTGTTGAACTTACAGATACAACAAAACAACAAGATAATCCAAATGGCGGAGTAAGCGCAGATGAGCAACAAAATAGCTAGTGATTTAGAGCGTAGGTTTTTTTGCGCTGAAGATTTGGCGATAGAAACAAGAGAGGCTGACAGCAATAAAACTGTATTGCGCGGCCATGCCGCTGTATTCAATCAACTGTCTGTTGACCTTGGAGGCTTCCGCGAACAAATTGCGCCGGGAGCTTTTCTAGATGCTATCAATCAAGATGACATTCGCGCACTATTCAATCATGACCCTAACATGATTCTCGGCCGCAAGCAGTCCGGCACATTAAGATTGCAGGAAGACTCTCATGGCCTGCTGGTTGAGCTAGACATCCCTGATACAAATGCAGGACGCGATTTGATTACCAGTATTAAACGCGGTGACGTTAATCAAATGTCCTTCGGCTTTAGAGTCAAGCCAGGCGGTCAGGACTGGGCGAAGGATGAAGAAGGAAGGATGATAAGAACGCTTAAGAAAGTTGGTTTGTTGGATGTATCGCCAGTTACTTTTCCAGCTTATCCGCAAACTGACATTGCTGTACGTGAGATGAGAAGTTACTTAGATGCAATTAATCAAACTAATGTAGAAGACACACATAAAAATAAAAATAAAATGCTCTTAAAGCTGAAGCTTGCGGGGCGTGTTTTGTCCACGGTCTAAATGATCGTGTTTTTTAGTCAGAAGGAAAATAAAAATGAATAACAGCAACATTAAAAAACTGCAGGACGAGCACGCACGCCTTGTAACAGAAGCGCGTAGTTTGCTCGAGGGTGATGTATCAAAAGAAAACGAAGAGCGTTTTGATAAGTTGATGGCTGATGCTGATGGCATCGAAGCTCGGGTTAAGCGTGAGCAACGAGCAGAAGCAGCAGAAAAAGCGATGGTCGGCAAGATTCATCAAGCTGCTGAGAAGAAAGGCATTACTCGTTCAGAAGCAGAAGGGCGAGAAGTTGAGTATAGAGATGCGTTTAGGAACTGGGCTAAGTTCGGCGAAGCTGGATTAAATGACGAATCACGAAGCATTCTTTCCTCACGTCAAGTAAATATTGATGGTTCTGAGTTACGTGCGCAGTCAGTATCGGGCGGTTCGCCTGTTGGCATTTACGGCGGTTACACTGTGCCACCCGAAATGGTTATGAACATCGAGGAAGCATTAAAGTCATATAGTGGCGTGATGCAAATCGCTGATGAGTTCACGACTACAAGCGGTGTTGATTTGCCATGGCCGAACACCAATGACACATCGAACAAAGGTGCGATCCTCGGTGAAAATCAGCCAGTCGATGAACAAGACATTACGTTCTCGACAACCACATTCAAATCATTTTTGTACTACTCGAAATTGATTCGATGCAGTTATCAATTGTTGCAAGATTCGGGATTCAATTTAGAAGATCACATTACACGTGTTGCTGCTGAGCGAATCGGCCGCAAACTAAATGAAGACTTCACCACCGGCGTTGGTGTAACCACACCGCTTGGCGTCGTTAGTGGCTCTACGCTTGGCTATACGGGATTAACTCAACTCTCTATAACTTATGATGCGCTAGTACAACTAGAACACTCTGTAGACCCAGCTTATCGCTCAAGCCCAAAAGCTGCCTGGATGTTTAATGATCAAACATTAAAAGCTCTTCGCTTGATGAAAGACTCAACAGGCCGTCCCCTTATCTGGGGACAAGACGGAAACTTAGGGCAAGGCGCTGTACCTTCGCTTTTTGGTAAGCCTTATTATATCAATCAAGATATGGCTTCACTTGGCGCAGCAAGCAAAAGCGTTTTGTTTGGTGATTTCAGTAAGTACAAAATCCGCAAGGCTCGCGAGTATGTAATGGTTCGCCTCAATGAGCGTTACGCAGACCGCTTGCAAGTTGGTTGGTTTATGTATTGCCGATTTGATGGACGTTTAATCGATGCCGGTACGCATCCATTAAAGTACTTACAACAAGCAGCATCTTCGCCTTAATCTGTTTAATGTTTCAATACTCAACCCCGCGCAATGCGGGGTTGTTTATTTAGGAGTTTTAAAAATGAAAATACTAAGATTTACTGAATCAGTAGCGGGCTTAGATTTTAGCTACAACATCGGGCAGGTCGCTTTAGTCAAAGATTCTTTAGCCAAAGATTTCTTGCGCGGCAAATGTGCAATTCAGGTTGAGCAAGACGGAGAGGTAGAAGAAGCAACAACAAATAGTTTGCCCGGCTCTGAGGTGTCGGCTTTAGTAAATACGAAAAGTAAGCGTAGATATACTAAAAAAACCTTGGCGCAATGATATCGTTTGTTGCATCGCTACCGGCCCATCTTTGACCGTTGAAGATGTTGAGTACGTTAAAAACAAATGCAAGATAGTTGCAGTAAATAACGCTTACAAAATAGCGCCGTTTGCCGATGCGCTGGTGGCTTTAGATACGGACTGGTGGGCTACGAATTGGAAAGACGAAGAGCTAAGAAATTTTAAAGGTTTAAAGTTTGCAACTGACCCTGATGTGCGTGACAGATTTGGCGCGCACTGGGTGCATGGCGTGATAAGGAATGGTTTATCGACTGACTGGGATAATGTAGCCGTGGGCGCCGACTCAGGTTACTATGCGCTTGCAATAGCTGTGCTTATGGGGAGCACAAAAATAATCATGCTGGGCTATGACATGGGACATGCAAGTGACGGTAAAACTCATTTCTTTGGCGATCATCCTAGCAACTTACGTAACTGTAGTCCGTATGACTTATTTATTGAAAGGTATGAAACGATACCTACTTGGTGCGGTGAAAACGGTGTGCAGATTTTTAACAGCACGAGGCAAACAAGATTAAATTGTTTTAATCGTGCAAACGTTAGAGATGCTTATTCAAATTTAATAGGTAACTTCAAATGAAAATAAAAATCATTCGTGATTTCGTAAGCGCTGAGACTGGCGGTAGAAATATTAAAGCGGGCGAAACTTTAGAAGTCAGCAACGATTATGCAAATGATCTTGTTAGATTCGGCATTGCCGTTGTGTTTAAGCAAGAAAAAAAAACGGCAGAAGTAAAGCCAGAGTTCTTGGCAAGTGGGAAAAAGCCGCGATCATCGGCACGGGGCACAGTGCGAAAAATGCTAGGACTGAAGAGCTTAGAAGAGAAGGAATAAAAATAGTTTGCGTTAATGATGCTGTTAATTTGTTTGATAGCTATGATTTGCACTATGCCGCTGATTTAGAATATTGGGTTAAATATTTCAGCGTACACAACATTGATAATTTAAGTAAGCGCTGGACTTGCAACGATATAGCCGCACACGTGTATGGCATTAATCATGTTTCTGTTGTTCAGCAAGATGTATTCTCAAAACAAAATAATTGTGTTTCGTCAGGCGGTAATAGTGCGTTCCAAGCTTTTAATCTGTGTTTACATTTCGGCGTAAAAGATTTTTATTTGTTTGGCTTAGATATGGGTGGCGGTCATTTTTTTGGTGAGCGCTCAGGTGATTTTAAATCAGCGAATAAAACAGATTACGAAAGATGGGCCATTAATTTCAATTTTGCAATCGAGCAATATCAAGAAGAATTAAAAGTATATAACTGTTCTGCGCCATCATTACTCAGGGGGATGAAGTGCGAGCGTTTTGTTTAATAAAAGAAGAACCGCATTACAGAAGAGAAGCCTTTGTTTCAGGTTTGCAAAAACTTGGTTACAAAGTTTTCTTTGATGTCGATTTGCGCGACATTAGAAAAGATGACTTGCTTGTGATCTGGAATAGATACGGACACTTTGACGAATTCGCAAAGCTCTATGAAGCAAAAGGCTGCAAAGTCATAGTTGTTGAGAACGGATATCTAGGCGTTCAATACAATGATAAAGTTTGGTACTCGATAGCATTAAGTCACCATAATGGCTATGGAAAATATAGATTAATTGCGGATAGATTTTTTGATCAAAATCTAAAATTTTCAGAATGGAAAACAACGGGAAGAGAAGTCGTTGTTTTAGCCCAGCGTGGCATCGGTGAGAAATCAATCGCAAGCCCTGACAACTGGGAATACTACGCTAAAGATTTGATCGAACATAAGACTGGCTTACCTGTTCGCATTCGACAGCACCCAGGGCTTACTTACGCGATCGATCTCGCTGAGGATTTGAAGAACGCAAAGTTTGCGGTTACGTGGGGGTCAGGTGCAGGAATAAAAGCCATCACGCTCGGCGTTCCCGTAGTGCACGGTTTGCAAAACTGGATAGCGAAAGATTCATCCCTGCATATCTCAGAATTTGATATGAAAAAATTATTCAGAGGCGATAGAACAAAAACATTCTGCAATGTTTTTTCAGCTATGTGGAATCTGCAAGAAATATACGATGCGCGGCCATTCGTGGAGCTGTTGAATGAAAACTGATTGTGATGATTTTTATAATAGTTTCGTGAAGCCAAAGCCAGGTCAAGCCTTGGTTGTTGGCTCTAAAATTTATCCAGGACGCACAGACCAGCGCAAGAAGTTCGAGCAGTGTATCGGCTTAGACATGCTGGAAGGTGACGGGGTTGATCTGGTTTGGGATTTAGAAAACCCGCTACCGAAGCAATACTATAATTTCTCGCATGTTGAATGCTGTTCTGTTTTAGAGCATGCGCGCCGTCCATGGTTAGTTGCGAAGAACATAGAGAATTCTTTACGCAACGGCGGAACGTTGTTTGTTTCTGTGCCGTTCGTTTGGCGAATTCATGCTTACCCAAATGATTATTTCAGATTCACACCTGAAGGACTGAAAAGTCTTTTTGATAAAATAACATTTTCAGAAATACGGATGATCGTCAAAGGTAAGATGTTTAATTACCTTGATGCGCCATCATTCACAATAGACGATGACGGCAAAGAAGCTGTTACTTTTGAACGATGCTTAGTGATGGGGTTCGGTAAAAAATGCGGATCCTAATTACCGGCAAACCCAACCAAGGCTCGTGGAAAATAAGAGCCGAACAGCTAGGCGGAGCAATATCGGCGAAGGTTATACCCGATGCGAGAATTGAAGACATCAGAAAATGCGATGTCGTCATCGTAGTTAAAAACTTCACAGTAGGTTTGCTAGATAGAATACGCTCGCTTAAAAAGCCAATCGTTTGGGATTGCGTGGACTTCTGGCCGCAGCCGCTTGGCAATACTTGGGATCGTGAGAAGTGCTTGCAGTTTTTACGCAAGAAACTATCAGGCGTTGGCCCGCAGATGGCTATAGCTGCAACAAAGCAGATGGCCGACGACATGAAAGAATGCAGGCTACCAATTAAGATTGGTTATCTAAAACACCACGCAAGACCAGACCAAAGAAAGAACGAGATACGCGACCAAATCAAAGTGATAGGTTATGAGGGCTCGCCTCGTTATTTAGATTTTTGGCGCGAGCACATCGATGACATATGCGAGCAGGCTAAATACAGATTCGTGATTAACCCAGATCATTTGGCTGATGTCGATGTGTGCCTTGCATTGCGCGGCGGTGAGTGGGACGGATACGCAACGAGGAATTGGAAATCTAACGTTAAGCTCGCCAACATGCATGACACTGGAACGCCAGGAATACTTGGGCCTGAGGCTGGCTACTTAGAAAACCGCACGGGCGCAGAGTACCTAGTATCTGACCCAAGGCATTTAAAGTATGCGATGAAGTGGCTAGAACCAAGGGAAGTCAGACAAGAAATTAGCGAAAGGTTTTTATCTGTTGATACAAGCTTGGAATCTGTAGCAAAAGAATATTTAAAAATACTGAGCAGCTTATGATTGAAGTCGAGATGTTAATCAACGAGAACACTAGAAAGCGCGGCGATATCATGCTTCGCTCGCTTGCATGTTCTGCGCAAGAGAACGGCATAACGTGCAAGATAACTAAAAAGTATTCGAGCAAGTTAAAAAATATAATGCTCTGGGGTGTCGGTGATCACGATAGAAATTTAATTTTCTTAGATCACATAAAAAACGGCGGGGATGCGTTTTGCTGGGATATGGGCTACTGGCATTCTCGCTCGGGCTCAGATGTTAGCAACGCTTATAATAGATTCTCAAAAAATCATTTCCATCCGCAAGCTTTATTGCTCGATTTAGAACTAAAGGAAGGCTACAAAGACAGATTCGACTTGCATGATTCGCTAGTTTTTAGAGATGTCTATGATGAGAATGGCCCGATAATTTTGGTTGGGAATGGGCCTAAAACGTGCGCGCACTTGGGAATAAACAGGGGTTCTTGGGAGGCCAAAGCCTTGGCGAGAATCGTAGAAAAGTTTGGCAAAAAAAAGAAAATAATATTTAGGCCGAAACCTAACAACGACTACGAAAGTTTAGACGGAGTGACCGTTGATCAGCTTAGCTCTATTGATGATCTGATGTGCGGCGCATCGCTTGTTGTATGCCGCCACTCTAACGTTGCGGTGGATGCAATCAGAAACGGTATAGCGGTTAGCTGTGAAGATGGCGCGGCCAATGCTGTATATAATGACGACTTATCAAACAAGCCGATAAGTCTTGATATTGCAAAAGATTTTCTAGCCAAGCTTGCGTGGTTTAATTACTCTCAGGTACAGGGTGCAACAGGGGTTTTTTGGAAGTTCGCTATAGAGCATGGGGTGATTTCATGAGACTAAATTTAGGATGCGGGCGCAAGGTTTTAGATGGCTGGTTCAACATAGATATTTCAAGATCGGATTTGGCGACTAGAGACCCAGAATTATTTTGCGATTTAAAGAAATTAAAACTTGCTGATAACGTCGCAGACGAAGCAATGGCGATACATGTCATCGAACACTTTTACGAATGGGAAGTTATTCCGCTGCTAAAAGAGTGGCTAAGAGTTTTAAAGCCTGGCGCAATGCTAGCGATTGAGTGCCCCGACGTCATGAAGTCAGCTAAAAATTTAGTTGACGGTACGGCGTTTCAAGAAAGCATGTGGGGCTTGTACGGCGACCCGCGTCACTGCGATGAATACATGGTGCATCGTTGGGGCTGGACACCTGAGACGCTCACAGAGTATTTGAAAGACGCAGGATTTAGAAAAATAAAATCTTGTGATCCGCAATGGCATGGCAAGCGAGTGCACAGGGATATGAGGCTGGAGGCTTACAAATGAAAATCTATATCGGCTACGATGAAAGAGAAAAAGAGGCGTATTCAGTAGCTAGAAAATCACTCGAAAAATACTCAAGCGCTCGGCATGAAGTTGTAGCGCTTGATGAGCAAAACTTAAGAAAGAGCGGATTACTATCTAGGAATGTAGATAAGCGTGATAAAAAATACGATTTAATTAGCAACGCTTATTGCTCGACCGACTTTGCAAACTCGAGGTTTCTGACTCCCATACTTGCACAAAGCGGTTGGGCTTTATTTGTAGACTGTGATGTTCTATTCCTCGATGACGTTAGCAAAATAATACCTGACGCTTTGGCTAATAATCCGGGCCACGCTAAAGCTGTCTACGTCGTGAAGCATGACCACGTGCCGGATAAGCTGCAAAAGATGGATAACCAAATGCAAGTGAAATACTCGCGCAAGAATTGGTCTAGCGTGATGCTATTTAACTGCGATCATAAAGCTAATAAACGACTATCATTGAGAGACGTCAACGAAAGAAGCGGCCTTGAGTTGCACCAATTCTATTGGCTCTCAGATGATGAAATCGGCGGCTTGCCGCATGGCTGGAATTGGCTTGTCGATGTACATAAAAAACCTGAAAATTTGAAGCTGGCACACTATACTTTAGGCGGCCCCTGGTTTGAGGGCTACGAATCAGAGCATAACAAGTTGTGGTTGGATCACAAAAATGAATGACTACATTTTAGATGTAATAACGCCACCGCCCGTTGAGCCTGTAACTTTAACTGAAGTTAAGTTGCACTTGCGCGTTACATCAGTTGATCTTGATGCAACAATATCTGGTTATATAAAGTCGGCTAGAGAGTATGTTGAATCGTTTTTAGATCGAAGCATAATAAGCCAAACTTTAAAAATAACTTTACCTTATTTTTGCGATGATTTGGTTTTGCCTCGCGGCATGGTCCGAAGCATAGCTAATGTTGTTTATTACAACAGCAGCAACGTATTGACTGGTTTAACGATAGCTGATTATGCAAATTTAATTTCTAGCAACGTTAGCGCCAATAGATTGCAACGCAAGCCATACGTAAGTTGGCCATTGCCAATTGCGCGTCGTGACGCCGTGCAGATAACTTACGTTGCAGGTTACGCACCAACAGCAACCAGCGACCCAGACTATGTTGCCAACGTACCGGAAGAAATAAAAACAGCAATAAAGTTTTTGGTGCAATCAGATTACGACGATCTGATGGCGGATGATAAAGCCGCTGTGATGCGTCACGTGCACGCCAAGTTGTCAATGCTTAAGCTGAATTGGTGATCCAATGCTAGCGCAAAGATTGCGGCATAAAATATCAATACAATTTAAAAGCACAAGCCTTGATGCGTATGGCGAAAATAGCGGCGGGACGTGGGCTACAACGGCTAGCGTATTCGCGGCTATAGAGCCATTGACTGCAAAAGAGATAACCTCGGCTGGGTCAACATTAAGTATAAATACGGTTAAAATAATAATAAGATATTTACCTAATTTAACAACCGAATATCGTATAATTGCGCTTAACAAAATATATGATATTAAATCTGTTTCTAATTTTGCAGAAAAAAATAGATACATGACTTTGATGTGTGAGCAAGGCGCGAATCAAGGGGGGAATTAATGTGGCTGAAATTGAAGTTAAGGGCTTGTCTGATTTAGCAAAAGCACTTAAAGAACTGCCCGCGGAAATTGCCTCGAGAAACGGTGGACCTCTGGCTAGAGCGCTCGCTAAGTCAGCGAGAGTTTTTCGCAATAGAGCGCAACAATTGGCGCCTTCAGCGCCAGGTCCTTATATGGTTGGCGGCGTTCTTTTAGAGCCTGGCAGACTGAAGGAATCAATAAGAGCTGTAAGAGCAAGAAAACCTGATGCTACGGAACAATATGTAGTTAAACCTTTTTCAAAACAAATAAGAAAAAAATATGGATCAGGTGTTAGGTACTGGCATTTAGTAGAGTTTGGATTCACCCATGAGAGCGGCAAAACGATTGGGCCTAGGTCTTTTTTATCTGCTGCTTATGAGTCGGAAAAAACAAATGCGCTTGATGTATTTAAGAAGTCATTAGGCGAGGGTATCGAGCGAGCGCGTAAAAAAATATATAAGAAAAAAAATGGCTGACGAATCTTCAATTAGAACTTTGCTATTAGCTGATGCAACTGTAAATTCCCTCATCTCTAATAGATTATACGATCAGAGAAAGCCGGAGAATTTGGCCGGGCCTGCTTCTGAGTCTTACGTTATAATGACAGTGATATCGACAACACCTGAAAACATGCTTGATGCCGCACCCGGAGTTGATCAATACAGAATACAGTTTGATATATACGCGCTTAATAAATCAGCCTGCAAAACTATTTTGACTGCTTTTAGAAATGTATTAGCGGGCGTAGGTTATGAAGCATTAAGCCAAGATTTCTTGGATGAAAATACAGACTTAAAAAGGATTCTTTTACACTTTGATTTTTTTATAGCTAGATAATAAGGAATAAAAAAAATGGCTACGTATAGACTTTCACAACTAGCAAAAATTGCCGTCTCGTCTTCTGACTCGCCTTCAGTTTTTACCAACATTAAAAACGTAACAACCATCAATGAGTCAGGCGCGCAGCGCTCGGAAATTGATGTAACGAATTTAGATAGTACAGCAATGGAATTTGCACCCGGTCTTGTTGACTTCGGTTCGATGACTTTTGAAGTCAACTGGGATCCGCTAGAAGCAACTCACGTCACGCTAGATAGTATATTTTTAAGCGGTGCAGTAAGAGATTGGCGCATCACCGAATCACCTCGCGTCACTCCGCCAACTGGCGAAACCACATACTTTAAAGGATATGTGTCTGCTTTAACTAAAACACGAGCAGTCAATCAAGTTGTAAAAGCTTCTGTAACGATCCGCGTAACTGGTGCAACAAATATTACTTATTAATAGATAACGGGGGAATTATGAGCAATGTAATTAGTAGAGTTAGTCTTTTAAACTTTTGCAAAAAGCCGCCAGAGCTTCGAGCTATTAACGCGCTCGGCGGCGCAGAGGTTTACATCAAGCACATGTCAACGAGTGAGAAATACGATTGGGAATTATCAGTGCTAGACGAAGAAGGGAAAGTTAGCAAAGATTTATTGCCTAATTCTTCTTTCACGCTGATTTCAAAGTGTGTGCTAGATGAGAACCATGTTCCTTTTTTTGCAACTACAAAAGAGGTGGCAGACATCGACGCAGATTTAGCAATGGAACTGCGCGAAGTATGCCAAGAAGTAAATGCAGTAAAACCTAAGGCTACTAGCGAAGCGGGAAAGTCTTAATCGATAACCCTAAACTGCACTTCTTATTTAAGTTAGCGCTTGGCTTGGGAATGAGTGTAGAAAGAGTTGTCAAAGAAATTTCGGCGGACGAGATCTTATACTGGGAAGCTATGTACATGATTGACCCATGGGACATAGAGCGGATCGAGCGTAGCATTGCCACGCTCACCGCAATAACTTATAACTTGCAGCTTACAAAAGAAACAAAAGACAAGGCGGTTAAAGTAAGTGATTACATGCCGTGGCTAAAAATCAGGGAAGCATCAAAAGATAAGCAAGAAGATTTGTCACCGACATTTACGTCAAGACTGCATCAGATGAGAAAAGTTTTTAAAGCGCGACAAGAGCAAGACAAGGAATTGTAAGACATGGCCAATTCACTAGCAGACCTTGCGATTAATCTCACCGCAAACATCGCCGGGTTTACTAGTGACCTCGGTCGCGCGCAACGCGAGGCTGAAAAAAGAACTAAGGCTATAAGCAAAGAGTTTAAACAACTAGGCGCAGCAATCATCGGTGCGGTGTCAGTTAGAGCGCTATCATCATTTGCTAAATCATCTATAGACGCTGCTGATTCGTTGCGCGATCTAAGCAAACAGTTCGGCATTTCTGTAACGCAATTAAGTCAATACAAAGTCATCGCAGAACAGTCCGGCACTAGTATTCAATCACTAGCGCTTGGGTTTAAGAAATTATCTAAAGAAGCCGCAGACGGGTCGGTTGCATTGCAAGCAATGGGCATACAGGCTGAAGACTCAAGCGGCGGGGTAAAAGATTTAAATTCGCTGATGGGTGAAATAGCCGATAAGTTTGCTGGGTACAAAGACGGCATAAAAAAAGCAGCCCTTGCGCAAGAGCTTTTCGGGAAGTCTGGCGCGCAACTAATACCGCTGCTTAATGAAGGGTCGGCTGGCATTAATAAAATGCGGGATGCTGCGGACAAGCTTGGCATAACAATTGATGATCAACTGGCGGACGCATCAGATCAATTCAACGACAATTTAGTTTTATTGCAAGGATCAGTGCAGGGCTTGGCTAATAACTTTCTTAAAGAGTTGCTACCATCGATTAATTCTTTAGTGTCTGAGTTTATCGAATTTCAGAAAGAGACCGGAGCGGCCGGAGCTTCAACAAATGTTTTGGCCGAATCAATTAAGTACGTAATAGCTGCTTTCTCTATAGCTAAAAATGTAATCGAAACCTTTGTTGATTTAATTGCTATGTCTGCCGATATGGCTGGCGCGGCTGGCAATCAATTTAAAGTTTTCGGTGAAACAATCAAAGATGCTTTCGTAGCTAATGCAAAATTATTGACCGGAGATTTTTCGGGCGCGTTTGATTCGATAACGGAAGGTTCAGCGGAAGCAGCAGAAGGAACGAAGCAATCGTTAGACCAGGTAGCCGCATCTTGGGAAGCATTCAAAGGTGGGCTGTCTAACAACACTGAAGACGTACAAAACTCCTTGCTCGCACTATTTCACCCGCTCGAAGATATCGACAAGCAAATAAAGAATACGAAAGATTCGAGCGGCAAAGCAGCGCCTAGCGTTAAGAAGTTCGGCGACTCGATGAAAGAAGCCGCAGCGCACGCAGAAAAAATGCGGGCTGTAATGGCTGAACAAAAAGATCAGATGCGCGAATACAACGAAGAAGTTAAAAAGTCAGCGCAGGAATTAATGGAGTTTTTAAATCCGCTTAAGGGCGTTGAAGAAGAATACAAGCGAAACAAAGCAGTAATTGAAGAAGCTATTTATTTGCGCGAGCGTGAGAATAAATCAACAGCAGATTTAGAAAAGGCTCTAACGCAACTTGCTAAGAAGCGAGATGAAGACGCGCAAGCAATTAAAGACCAACTAAACCCGATTGAAAAATTAATCAGCGAATTAAAATTTGAAGCCGAAGTGTCGAGCCTCGGAAACGTAGAGCGCCAACGCGAGATAATGTTGAGACACGCGGGAGCTAACGCAACGCTTGATCAAGTTCGAGCAATGGATGAGCTCATCAAGAAGGCTGAGCTTGCAAACAACCAAGGTTTGTTTGGCGCCGCATTCGATGCGGAAGGATTAGCACAGCCGCTTGATACGTTCGAAGATTTGCTCGGCGCTAGCATTGACTCTGCATTTAAAGACGGGATCAAGAGCGGCTTAGATATTTTACGAAATGGTATAAGCGCTGCTTTTAAAGATGCAAAGACAAGCGCCGAATCGATAGCCAGCATTGCGAACTTTGCGGCTGATGCAGCGTCACAGTTTAGACAAAACCCAGATGCACCACTTCGTGCGCTGACTAATATAGCGACAAAGATACCCGGCATTGTTGGCAGCATAGCAAGCGCAGTAAGTGCCGTTGATTCGCTCTTTGGCGGACGATTGTTAGGCACTAACTACCAGCGCCAAAGCTCGACTAGCGGCTTTGCCATTGGCCCAGGTGGCGCAACCGGCAGCACGTCAATGACTGAGACAAGGCAGCGTGCGTTATTCGGCGGAACAGCTCGACGCACAACGACATCACAGCTAGACGCGCAAGCGATGTCTGACATAAACAAATTCTACGAGCAGCTAAAAAAATCAATCGCGGAAGCAGGGCGAATGCTGGGCGTAGAGTCTGGCGATCTAATAGCTGGTTCATTCAAACAAGAATTCGACAAGAGCGGAAACTTAGTTAAACAGTTTTCAAGCGTCATGGGGCGCACGTTTAACGAGAGCATAGAAGAATTTCAAAAGCGAATCACCGGCGAAAACTTAATTTCAGTTTTGCAAAAATCATTAGGTGCAAGTTCAGAGATCAATAGCATTGTCGAGGCTTGGAGAGGTAACGCTAGTAAATTACTAGAAGGCGCACAGATGCTTTTAGTTGTGCAAACATCTATTAAGCAAGGCGTTGAGCTGTTTGGTTCTAGCTTGTCAGAAACGGCAGAACTTGTGCAGCGCTTGACGCAAGCGGGCGAAACGCTAAGCGAAACTTATATAAGATTAAATCAATCGACAGAACTATTAGAGCGTGCTTTATCGCTAACTAATAACTCACTAGATTTGACCCGCGAACAATTTATTGTATTTGCCGCTGACATCACCGACAGCGCTGGCGGATTGCAGCGAGCGCAAGAACTATGGCAAAGCTATTTTGAAACATTTTACTCGGCGTCTGAAAATATATCGAACGCAATAACTAGAGCACGCGAGACAGCTAGCGAATTGCTAGCAAATGTTGGCATAACTGACTCAACGAGCGTAAGCAGTTTCCGTGCAGCATTCGAAGCAGCTTTGCCAAGTCTGAGCGGTGAAGAGGTTGCGGAATGGTTAAGAGCTGGTGAAGCGCTATCTCAATTAATCGCCGCACAAAGCCAGTTAACTTCTGCACGCAATGAAGAAATAACAGCGGCTAATGAGTTAGCGCAGCTCATGGATTCTTTAGCGAATGAATCGACAACAGAATTTGCGCAAGACTTGGCGGACATCAATTCGAGAATGCGGGAAGTCGCGCAGCAAGCTAACGATTTAGCTATCGCAGCCGGAAGAGCCGGAGCATCTCAAGAAGAGCTAGCACAAATAACAACCTGGGCGGCTCGGCAATACGGCATGGCTGTTGATAGATTGAAAGATCGCGTGCAGTCGCTTGCTAATGAGTTATACGGATCACAGCTCGATAACATTAACTCGCAAATAGACGCGCTGCAAAGCTCAAGTGAAGATGCGGCTACATCAGTGCAAGACCTTGGCGAAGCAAACAGACAGCGCTACGAGCAAGAGCTTAGTTATATTGAATCGATTCAGCAGTTCGTAGATTCTTTGATGCTTAGTGATTTATCGCCGCTAAATCCACAACAAAAATTCAACGAAGCGCAAACTCAATTTGCGGACTTGTTGAGCAGATCACGCGGCGGTGATGTTGAAGCGCTTGGACAATTGCAGGGCGCAGCTCAATCATTGCTAGAACAGGGCCGCTCATTCCTCGGGCCTTCAGATGAATTTACAAGACTGTTCGATGATGTGACATCTCAGTTAAGCGGACTTACGCCCGGAGCTGACCCAGGCTACGGAGGCGGCGGCGGTGTTGCTGGTGCTGTATCTGTAGTTCCATCAGCAGAACTAGAAGAATTGTTTGCGCGTCGTGAGGCAATCTTGCTTGAGCAAGAGCAAGCGAACAGGAATGCGCTAGCCGAAAATTTGGCTGTACAAATTGGCGAGCTATCGATTGCTACAAGACAAAGTGCAATTGATCTTGCTGAAGAAATGGGGATCAACTTACAAAGCTTAGTTACCGATCTTGGAATAAGCTTAGATAATTTATCTGTCGATACTGCACGCGAGCTTGCAGATGTTGCGCGCACTCTAAACTTAAGCGTTTCTGATTTAGCCAACGCTGTCGGTGTATCGCTCGGTGAATTAACAGAAACTAATAGTTTGCTCAATGATGCTTTCGAAGCTGAGCTTTCAAGACTGCCGCAAGAGATTCAAGATGAGCTATTCCCACTACTTCGTGCCGTTGAGTCGGCAGTCGGCGAGGCAGACGCTAATAGCGCGATTAACGCATTGCGTAATAATGTAAGTAATCTTGCGCCTGAATTTGCAAACAGCTTGGCCGGGTTTTTAAATTTAGATTACTCGATAGCAGAGCCGCTAGCATCGCTCGAAGATGTCATTACAGAATACAGCGAAGAGCAAATTGATTTACTAGAACAAATCAATGATGCGCTAGAAAGAATCGCAACCAATACCGCCCCGGCCGAACCGCCATCCGTGGGCGATGCAGGAATGAACCCCGCCCCTGGCTCTATTGATCCGTCGATTCCCCCGTCGGCGCCATTTTCTCCGGAGCCAGGCGGCGGGACTATTGGCAATTTAATATCGCAATTAATTGTTGAAGTAAAAAATGCTGGAAATAAACAAGCGCAAGCGACAGTATTGGCAGCTGAAAAAATGATGTCAGGCCGGGGGCGTTAATGAGCAAAACATTAATTATGTGTGTAGAGCTAGACCTTGGCGGTTCTAGCAAAGTTTATTTATCGACTAGCTATTACACGACCACGCCAAGCGATACACCAGCAAGTCAGGTTTTCCAACCGCGATTAGTAGATCAATTAGAATTCGAGCGCTCGGTCGATTGCGTGATTTGGAGCGGGTCGTCACGCGGAAGCCAAAGCTTCGGCGCGATAAAGATCGCAAACCCGGACGGCGCTTTTGATTCATATGCAGGATCATCTCTTAGAGACTTTCCGGTTTTGATTAAGCGTGGATATGACGATAGCGCTTATTCTACATTTACCGATGTTGCATCATTAATTATAGATCGTGTTGAATTTAGCGATGAGTTAATCATGACTCTGTATGTAAGAGACTTAAGCGCAAAGCTTGAGAGATCATTACAGCAAAGCTTATATCCGATCACTATTAGCAATAGCGCGATTAGATCAACGCCTAAGCCCGTGTGCTTTGGTAGATGCTTTCAAATACCGCTCACGCAGCCAGAAACAACCGGCAATGGGCACTTTGATTTTCACGATAATTTAAATTTTATCGGTGCCGAAGAAGTTTTTGACAACGGCGCTAATCTTACTGAAAGCCTAGGTTATCGAAGATCAAGAAAAACAAACATTTCTGGCATTGAAAGATTGACGTCATCGCAGGGCAAGCAGTGCGCAACAGTCCTAGGCGCATTCAAAATTGCTAGCACAGAAATAAACGAAACGTTTACTAGTCTTGCGAATTGGACAGAGAGCAACGGTGGTGTTGCTGGACGTGATGCGTCGATAGTTTCAAACAGATTAAGTTTGGTAAATACTTACGGCGCGTTAAACTTATCGATAGCATATAGTGCAGCAACTCCAACCGGAACTGACAGCACGTATTGGTATTACCAGTTTTCATGTGTGGGAGTAACTTCAGGTTATGCACAATTTAGATTCTCTACTGGCACTGTTGTTCAAGAAAAAATAGATACGGTCGGTACGTATAGCGGAATAATCAAACACGATTCAGATGTAGTGCCGGAATTTTGGGCTGTTAACGGCTCTAATTGTAATGTGTTAATCGATGATTTTATATTACGTAAAGTCACCCCGCTGTCGGGGCTTCTTGATGCTGTAAAGTATTTTGCAACTAACGATACAGACGTGGGCGGGAAAGGTCCGCTTGCATTAACTGATTTAAATAGTAGTTCGATAAGCTCACTAGAAGCTTTAGCGCCTTACGAAATAGGGTTTTTTACTAATCAGCAAATACAAGTCGCTGAGGTGCTAGATCAAGTCATGTCTACGTACGCTGGCTGGTGGTACATAGATAGACTTGGAAAATTAACGGTCGGTAGACTATCAGCGCCAACTGGCACACCTTCGTTTTTCTTTAACGAGAAAAACATCATGCAGGGCATGCGCATTGATTTTGATGAAGCTAAAAATTTAAGCAATGTCGGGTTGGCGAAAAAGAATTTCTCGGTATACGATCAATCAGAAATAGTATCTAGTTTGCGTTACGTCGCGATGAATGATGCTGACAAATCAGCAAACATATCACTAGCAAA